CTTATCCGTATCAACATTCCCACTTATAGCCGTATTTTTTACTAAGTCAGCCTTCTTTATGAATAGTGCTTTTGCCATATCTTATTCTGTTTGAGATGTTGGTTCTTCTTCTATCGGAGCTTCTTGTTCTGTATCTACCTCAGAATCCTTTTTAACACCTGTTTCCTTCTCTATCTCTGCCTCGCTAATAGCGTTAGTCAAATCAGTAAATTCAAGCGGTTGTAACGTCTTAAAATAGATGTCTAAGTCTATGCCATTAAATTGAAGAATCTCCTCAATCTCATCTAAGATAGTTACCTGTAAAGGTCTGATTACTGTGTTATCCATAAGGACAGATGCCGTTTGTAGTTCTTCTGCGTTGTTTCCAAGACCTGAAGAATCCTTAATTCCTACAAGCATAGGAGATACAATTCGATGGGAAACCATAACTTTTCTCATACTCTCATCCGATAGGAATTGGTATTGTTGGTGTGCATCGCTTAATTGTACTGGCTCTATACTTGCCGACAACTCTTTAGAATCATTAAAGGCTAATATAAATCGCCCTGCATTACTTGACCCTGAGAACTTGTCGTATATTCTTTGCTCGATAGCAGTTCTCTCTTCATCAGAAGGCACTCCGTTGTTGAAGTTAATAAGCATACTTGGAGCTAAACCATTCTGAATATTGTTGATGTGGTAGTTTGCAATCTCTTCCTCTAACTCAGCGTACTGAATCCCTCCTTGATAATCAACAGGAGAATAGTAAAAGTAACCTGCCTTGTAAGGCTTGATATAAACTATCTCTATATTTTCTTTTGAGAAACCAAATGCTGGTATCCTCTTTACGTTCTTTCTTGAGTTACTAACCTCTGACCAATCGTTAGAGTAGTAGTAACCTTTTATGTTTCCTTTTTCATCAGCCTTCTCTGCTCTTAATGACTGAACAGGAATATGCTCTACTTGAGCAATACGAGTTCTATCTTTAGAATAGATAACTTGAAACGCAGCGTTACCCATCATCTTGTAATCGTAGCAAACACTTTTTAGGCACTTCTTAGAGAATAAAGACTTCATCTCAGCATACTGCTCAGGCTTACTATCTCCATCAACTGCATCCAATCCCTTGCCATAAATCATATCTGCAATACCATTAATCGCAGCGTTATTAGTAGGAGAGCCGTTGTATCTGTCAATCAAGTAACCGAAGTAATCATTGTCATCTCCATACTCTATCCAATCCCTGTTTTGTACTTCTACAACTTCAGGTCTTGTATAAGATGAGAAGTTTACTACGTGAACCTTTCCTTGCTTCTTAGCAGTCTTAGGTTGTCTGTACTTGTTTATATTGTGTTTTGCCATAATTATATATTATAATACTATAAATTCGTTGTCAAAAGTATTCTCTGTTACGTAGTCGTCTTTGTGGACATCGAACTTGTCAAAATCTGTTTGGTTTGTACAAAATATTGTATCTCTGTAAATGACATCTCCTGATGTATTTGTTACTTCCATAGAATAGTTAGTATTCTCTACTAAAGAAAAAGAACCTGTTAAACTCATATACCCATTTGAATTTACAACTGATACACTTACAGTAAACGAAGTTCTTGTATTCTTATTGGTTAATGTCAAAATAACAGATGAAACTAATTCTCTTGGAATGAATTTTATTGTCTGTATTGATGTTGTGGTTAATATTTTCATACAGTTAAGTAATATAGAAATAGTGGTTTGTTTGCAATAAAAAAAGGGCAACATAATGTCGCCCCTTTTAGATTTAAAGATATTCTAAGTATTAAGAATATGTAATAGTGCTGGAATCAGTACCATCAAGAGTTATTACAGTTCCAGTATCTGATTCTACATCAAGATGAGAGGCAGGAGAAGTTTCCATTCCTGAGAATACAAGAGTATATCCACTCATATCCCCCATAGCAGTACCTGTTACGATAGTACCTCCTGAAACATCAGCACCATTCTCTAATCCTACAACCATATAGTTATTGTTATAGTCTTGAACAATGATTTGAGGTCTTGAAGCTGCCAATAGCTTAATCTCTTTTGTGTCGGTAGCCGACAGTTTTGGCAAAGTCAAGTTCAATGCTTGTTCGTAAAAAACAGTTCCGTTATCTGCTGAAGCAGTAATAGTTTCTTCAAGAGAAGAAGTTCCTTTTAGTTCGTATTTGTAAGCTCCTGCTACGTCTGCCGAAAGCGAATCTATCGCTCCAGTAGAACTATCTGTTGTAGCAGCAACAATTTTGTTACTCGCATCGTTTGGTACAAAGATAACTGCTTTGATACCTCCGACAGAATCTTTACAGGCTAATGCTCTACCTGCGCTTATGAAATTACAAGCCATAATATTATATTTTTTTAGGTTAATAAAAAAGGGATAGGCAGAACCCACCCCTTTAGTAAATTAGTTATTCAGTTAATTATGCTGGTGTGTAAAGAACGATGTCAGAACCGATTCCGTATTGTACAGTAGCAGTGAATCTGAGAATTACACGAACATTTTGACTTCCGTCAAGGTCAGCCATATCCAATACTTTAACTTCGTTAGTATCGTTCAAGATTCCTGTTCCAAAGAACAAGTTAGACTTCTCAGCAGCTACGATGTAGTTGTTTGCCAATCCGTTTGCAACGAATACATTTACTCCGTCAAACATTACGTTTCCAAGAGCTTGGTTAGTTCCTTGTCCTCCGACACCATTTGCACCTACTCCAGCAGCAGCAAAGCCACCCAAAGCACGAACGTAAGCACGATAAACATTTTGAGCAACGTACAAGTTCAAATCTTCAGCTCCGTACAATGCAGCAGGGATAGCATCAACTACTTTTCCAAGTTCGTCAATTACGTTTGCAGCAGTGATAGCAGTTCCAACTACGTCTACGACAGTTGCATCAGCAGTAGCCAAAGCCACAAGTCCGTCAAATTCTCCTTCGTTTCCGTCAGCACCTGCCCAAATGTTTTGCTCGATTTTCTGAGCTACTTTTTCTTGTGCGTGAGAGATTAAGAAATCTGCGAAAGAAGCAGGAAGAGTGTCGAATGCAGAGTACCCCATTTGGATAGCATCCCAGTCGCTTCTGAAATCAGCCTTACACAATTCAAGGTTTACTTGGAAAGTCTTTGGCTCGATGATTCTTTCAGTCAAAGTGATTGTAGAAGTGTCAGCAAAGTCGCAAGTACCGTCTTTTACGATTCCGTCAGTAGCAACTTTCTTGATTACTTCTTTGAATTTTACATTAGGTTTAACAGTGATTCCACCGTTGTCGATTGTTACTCCACTCAAAAGAGCTGCTGAGATGTAATCTCCTGCAAATTCTCCAGCATAAGTAGTAGTGATTGATGTTGTTGTAGCCATTTTTAAATATTTAGTTTAAGTTAATTTATTATTTGCGATTCATTTTAGATAGAACTCTATCCATAGTACTGCCTTTTCTTTTCTGACTGAACAATACTTGTTTTTTACTTGATAACTCAGCTTCAGGACTGTGAGATAAAGGCTCTGATGCAGGTGCTTTAGATAAGTCCTCGATTTGAGCAGACATTTCTAATTTTTCTTCTTGGTAGCCGTTAGAAACTTCGATGAACATTGCTTTGATGTCAGCGATAGCATTTTCAAACTCTTCTCTTGAAACATACTTCTCTTCGTCAAGCTCTTCTTCTTCGACTTCTTCTTCTTCTACTACTTCTTCTACGATTTCTTCTGCTACCTCATCTTCTTCAGCTAAGACAACCTCTTCTTCTTTAACCTCTTCTTCAGTAATTTCTTCAGATAGTACAACTACCTCTTCTTTTACTTCTTCAGGTTTACCGATAGAGGACAGCTTTTGCATAATGTCAGAAAGGACAGATGTTGCTTTTTTGCTTTCCATAAGTAATAATTATTAAGTTTATAAATAAGTAATATTGATTTTGTTTAGTGTTAGATTTTCATCTATATCTTTCCGATACCTTGAGCTCCGACAGAACCATCACAACACTTTCTTGAGTAGGTTTTGCCATTTTTACATAGGCATCCCTCTCTACCACTTCTTGGAGAAGCATCGCTTGGTATAAAGTTCTTATCTCTTCTGTTCTTGTTCTGATTCATAGTTAGGATTTTAATTCGTTTAACTTATTTGCAATAATAGTTTCCAATTTAGACAATACGAATTGCGCCTCCTCTTCAGTTAGGTCTGACATATTCTCTTCTCTTGATATTCTTGTTTTTGCCCAACTCAAAGCTGACTTACCACCCCAAGCATCATACATAAGTTTACCACAACCATCCTCGTAGGATTTACTTGAATCTAAATCAGGTGCGTGTCTGCTTAGGTAGGAATACATACGTTTTATAGTTGACATACTAATTGGTTCTCCATTCGCTAATTGATTGGCACGTTGTTTACCAACTCCTGTTCCACAAGAACCCCAACCATTCTCTTCTGCCCATTTTAAGGCTCTCTTAGCGTTGTTCTTTACACTATCAGGGTAGTCACTAAAGCTCTTTAATTCAACCTCCTCAGAAAAGCTTAAACTAACTGCTTCAGAGAAGTACCCTTCGATACTAAAGCCTTTTACTGCACCTGTTTTTACGTAGTCTTGCCAAACACTTTCGTTGTTTACTTTCATAGATACCATCCACGTTCCAACAGGCATCTCTAAGCCATATTTACGTGATTTGTCGTGGACTTCATCTTCTATTATCCAAGATTCAACTACTGACAATCCACTTAGCTCTGCTTGATGCTCTAAGGTAGATTTGTTTTGGTTTCCTTCTATTAAGAATAATTCAGAAGCCTTTTTGACTGTCGCCTCTGAGAAATAGATGTAATACCCTTCTTCTTCCTCGCTATCTTGACGATAGATATTCTTGTTAGGTATCAAAGCAGCACCCATAAGGATTCTCTTGTCTGTATCTACGTCAGCAAGTTGCACCTTGTCTTGTTTGGATAGTGCTATAAAATCTTCCTGTATTGCAGGTTTGTCTACTATCGAGATAGCTTCTATACCTGAGAACTCTTGCTCTTCGTCAATTATTAATTCAATTACTCTCATATTATTTTATTTTAAATTATAAACTTGCTGATTCTATTATGTTTCTATCTAATTCTTGTGCAGTAGATACGTCTGAAGCTAC